GGGGGCATCGTGGGAGATCCATACTCACTCTGTTCTGATACGTGATGAAGCACTAGCACACAGGCTTCGGTCTTGCGTGCCATATCGTGTAACTCCATCATAATTGCTCGCAGCCCTGCCCACTCATTGTCGGTTTCGGCTGCTACATTCATTAGATTATCTATCACTATAAGTTCAGGTGCAATTCCATACAGTTCTATGTAAGCCTTTATCTCCATCTCGATATCATCGAGTGACGGACTGGAGTCAAAGACCCACTGTATATGTTGCATATCTCCTAAATCTTTTTTATAGAAGTTAGGATTTTCAGTAAGGTTTTTTTCTACTGTCAGTTGTGTATGACCTGACATATGAGCAGCAGCCCTGATAGTTACCGTTGTTGTATCAGTATCTGCTGAGAAGAAGAGCGTTGGAATCTTTGCTTTGATTGCATACACTAGAGCGAACATAGACTTACCTGCATTGGGTGCTGCTGCAACCATACAGACTTGTCCTCGTCTGAAGCGTACACTTATCTCGCCTGTTACTAAATCTTTCCAGACATCAGGAAGTGGAGTTGCTTTGATCTGCGTGCCTTGCCAAGCACGTGTAAGTCTAAGCACTTCTACCTTCCCTTTCCTCTGGAGGAAGAATGATTCCTCGTTTTCTCCTTATGTATTTACGCTGATTGGCAGTAAGTCCTCCCCACACACCATAGCGTTCTCTAGTAATTCCCCATTCGGCGCATTCAGTTCGGTGACGACAGTTTCCACAGATACTCTTAGCGAGATTGACGTTTTCGTTTTTTCCGAAACCAGATAGATCTTCTGGGAACCAGTACTCGCCACCGACTTCCGCACAGAGAGGACTCTCGTACTCTCGTGGGTCGCGCACGTGGTTATCGAACCCAGATTGCGTCGCACTTGTCTGGCGCACCCTTAGGAGCAGCGCACATCCAAGCCTTCCAAGGTCCCTTGGCTCCGTTACCTGTTCTAAATTGCATCTGACCGTGCTTACATTCAGGTGTCTGACCCTCAACTACGACTGGTCGTGGTGCTGCTGGTGCAGCAGGACTTGATACGGGCGCAGCAGATCGAGCGCCTGAGAAAGATTGGCTAACGCTTCCAATGAGGGCGGAAAAGTCTTGCGCTGCAGTTAGCAACGATTCTAGTTCCTCCTTTGTTGAAGCGTAAAGGTTGATAAGAGTTCCGTCAGGTGATTTGAAGTTCACTTGGAACTTTGTTGATTCATTCGCAGCCACTTGTTATTTACCTCCAGTATGTTTGATAGAAAGTCGAAGGGATTCTTTCCCTTCAATAGTAGGAACGAAGCCAAGAAGTTCTTTGACCACTTCCTTATTCACTTGTTTAGCACCAGCGACAGAAGACCAACGAACTTCTACTCCTGTATCGGTGACACCCACTACTCCAGCAAGTTCTTCTTTCAAAGCATCTTTCTGTGTAGTGAGATCCTTTATTTGGTTATCTAGTTGTAGATACTGCAAGGCTTTGGTAGCAGTATCTGAATTCTCAATAAGCGGTAATTCAGTTTTTGTACGTTCTTTTTTTAGACCAACGCATCCCATCTCGCCTGATGCGTCATAGTATTTACAGTAGAACTTACAGTAACTCTCATCCTTTTCAGGCTCTGGTGGAAACTCTGATTGCTTCACACCTTCCAACCAAGATAGGGCTTCAAGCGCAATGGAAGAATCGTACTTCTCTGAGTGGACCTTTACATCGCGCTCGTCACCGTCTCGTGGAATAGCCACAAGATGCACATTGTGGACCTTCCCCAATCCACTTTGTTCTATGAGGTATCCGTAAGTATGTACTTGCCAGCGTTGCTGCTGGCTTGGAAAATAGGCAAGGTTCTTCACCTTGACTGTCTTCCAATCAACTACATCTCCTGTCCCAGGGATGTAGAGATCTACGTGTGCTTTCATACCGTTATGTTCTACGGTCTGCTCAATCAAAACTTCTTTGTTATCAGCCATTGCTTTTTCAATGGCACCGTGAATAGCAGTACCCATAATCGCTGCTAACTTCATCTCGTTCTCGTTAGTCTCAGGCTGGTTATGTAACTTGTACCAGACTTTACGACGGCAACCACCTAGTTCAGATGGTCCTACCTGAACCTGAGTAGAACGTGGGCGCTTGTTCTCTTTATCGTGTAGCGCCTTGATAAGTAATTCTTTTATATCCACTGGCGACTTTCCCATCGAGTAATTGTGATGTTGAAGAATAACAGGTCTATCTGACAAATTCTAGCAAGCATCTCAAATGGTGTGTAATTGTATTCGTGGTAATAGTTGATACCAATGCCCCAGTTATACAAATGGTTGGCATTGAAATAGATAGTCCAGTGGGACCAGTCTTTTCTCATTAGTACTCCCGTCGTTGAGTAACTAATTGTATTGGAGGGCAAGTGTTTATATCAAGTATGCTGGCGATTTCAACGGCGCGTCGGGCGATGGGTTCTACATTACCAGCAGTGAGACGACCCAAACGATCATAAAGATAACCGAGAGCATAAGCGCCGCCACTACCGATTCCATAAATCTTGTGGTCAGATTTGATAAACGATAAGTCCGTCGCGATATGGAATACATTCCCATCAAACGCGACAATGTAGTCGAATCCTGTGTCTTTATCTTTCGTCGCTTCATACGGGTCGTATCCATTCTCTTTGAACGCCGTAAGTATTGACGGCATTACCTTCTTGCCCATCCACTGAATCGGGTCTGCGCCTTTATACACGGGCGGAGTCCAGTTATAGGCGAGGATATCTCCTGGCCTAGCATCACCGACAAGACCTAATAGATACTTACCCACGTGAATTATCTTGGGTGTGGAACTGCTAATAGTTCGCAGGTTATCTTCGGTAATCTGTGAGTCTGCTGCTAGAACTGCTCTATCGTCTAACTCGACTGCTACTAATGTGGTCACTGGATAATGGTAATGGATACTACGGCGTGTCGCGCCAGCGACACTCTGATGGATTATTACAATATGAGCCGAAGGCGAATAAACGGCACCTCACGGTGCCGAGGCCGAAGGCCGAGAGGCGAACCGACCTTAGGAGGGAGCCGTGCAGAGCAATGTGGTTCCGTCTACTTCGGCTGCTAAAATATAGCACACCTCTACCTCCTATCACTGCTGCTGATCTACGCACTCTAGGTCCAACCCACGCCTGTTCTTGCGGCTCTACCGTATTCAACATCTTTGCACAGTTTGAAGATTATGAAATTTCTTGGTGGGCATTGGATGGTCAATGTGCAAACTGTGGCAACCTAGTCAAAGTTCCCTGTCCTGTGGACAAAGAGGAAAGTTTTTAGGCAACAAAAAAGAAGCCCCTCAGGATTTCTCCTGAAGGGCCTTTCTCGCAGCGCTCTTACAAACTACTTCTTACCACGTCCAAATTCTGTGGCAGATGGATCTAGCCACTTGAGAACTGGTCCAAGGAAGCCAGCAAGTGCTGCTGCTCCAAGGGTTTTGAGGTCTGTTTCTCCAGCAAGGTAGAGCGCAATGGCAGCAGATGCTGCAGCGCGGAACCAGGTTAGAGAGATTTGCTTTAGTGTTTCCACTATCGTGCCTTTCTCTTGGGTTTGTGAACCTGACAGCAGGTACATACGGGTGCCACTGTGACACCTTCTGCCACCTTCTTCTTGGGCTGAGGTTGTATCTTAGCCTTGATTTGGTTCACAACTGTAGGTTGATTCATCCACCAAAACCAAGGGCTAGTGTCATTAGCCATATCAGCGTTGATAGAGATATGAAGATGCTTAGTGTGAGGATTGTTACCAGTGTAAAAACGATTGCCAGACTTAGCATACTGGCGTGACCAAATTTTCTTATTGAAGATAAGGTAAGAAACCCTCTCATCTTCCTTGAGTTTTTCAAAAATCGCAGCACAATCAATCCCATTCTCTGGGTCGTGAGTCAGGTCTACTGCCAGCCCAGTATTGTGATCAGAGTTAGGGCTTGCCTTGATGTGAGCCTTGCTTGGTAGTAGTCCATCCGATACCTTCTTGCGCTTTGGTGCAAGCGCAGTTGCCTGACGAAGAACGGCAATAGCAGCAGGTGTTGCACGTTTTGCAACAGGTTTCACTTGTCATCCTCTTTCTGCCAGAATCTTGTAGATTTCATCGACGCGTTGCTCTAGTCGAGCCACTGTGTCCTTGATACTAGAGCCGCCATTGGGCTTGAGTTCCATAAGAAATGACTTGACTATCCAACGAAGTCCCATAAATAGGGTTGATGTGATACCAAGTATGGTGGCAATAAGCATTGCCCAGTCTGCTATTGTCATTAGACGCTCCTGATTGTCACTACAAGAGTTCCACCAAATCCTGTGAATCTCTTATCCTGCGGTGTACGGTTGATAAAGTCCATCTCTTCTATCAGGCCAATAAAGGATTCTCCTGTACGGAAGTCCTCTATTCGGATGGTATCGCCTGCGTTTTCTACTGCTTCGAGTTGTTGCATACGGTCCCAAGCAGAACCTTCATAACCTACTTCCACTCCGAACTTATCGCTCTCGTGGTCGTAGCAGAATAACGGATACTGAATCAAGCGCTGACGTGGTACTGCTGGCAAAGACTTGAGTTGGTATCCAGTAAACAATGGTCCAAGAGTGTTATCTGTAGTATCACGGGTCAAGGTAAACTTGAAGCCAAGATACTCTTGTGCTCCAGTTGGATATGGAATACCGATTTCTTGGACTGCAGATTCCTGAGAGAATGATCCGATTGGATACTCTGTTCCATCGTAAGAAATAGATGCGATATTCAAACCACCGTGAGTCGTATCAATACGCGGGGTAAGGAGTTTGAACAACTTACCTTCAAGAGTGTTGTAACGGACATAGCCAGTCTGTAGATAGCCAGATGAAACCAGTCTATCTTCTGACTCAATATAGACAGAGCCATTAGTTGCAGTGGCATTGGTTGTAAATGCTAGACGGTCTGTACCGTTGATAAAGGCACAGGCTGTAGTCTCACGAGTGGTGTCACCTGATGCGTAGTAAGTGTCATAAGCATAGGGAAATACCAGCGGAGCAATCTGTGTAGATAAGTCAAGGCGGATAGTTCCTGGCTCATCTTCTACGCCAGTTGCAGCCCACGCAAACTTGTCACGGAAAGCAAAGTCATAGACAGGCTGGGTGTTCTCCCAGATAAGCGGTCCATAGGCTAGAGATCCATCATCTGCTACTTGAGCAGCACGAATACCTTTGGTTGTACCAATCATCATATAGCCAAGGTAGTAAGCAATTTTGTAGATGCGCTCACCGCTTGGCATTTCAGCAGCGGTGATAGCGCTGGTTAGGGTAGGCATTGTTCCGTTAGATGCCAGAGTAAACTTCTGGATATTGGACTGTGTGCCTGAGAATCCTGTTACATAGATAGCAGCACCAGATGAAGTGATGCTGGTGTATACGAAGTTATCTACTGGGTGGGTATAGACAGCAGTAGGTAAAGCAGTTGCAGTAGTTGCAATCTCATAAACCTTGTTATTGATACAGGCAACAATACGCTCTTTGGTGAACTCCATTACTGCGTTGGTAACAGTAAGACCAGTAGTATCAAACATCTTGACGGTGCTTGTAGGTGAGTCAGTTGAGTAGCCAGTCAATGGCTTCTTGTACATAGTCAACTTGGTGACACCACCAGCGGTTACGTTAGTAACCCAGTAGGCATTGACACCATCGTCACACATTGCATATACCTTGTCATCGGTACCAGAGTTATAGTCAACAAAGTGCTGAACGTTGCTGGTGATGGTTCCTGTAGATGCAGCCGAAGGCACATCAGATGCAGTCTTGGCATAGGTCAAGGTAGTTGTAGTAGGTACAGTTGCAATGGTGTAGGTACCATTGAAGGTAGCATCTACGCCAGCAACAACTATCTCCATACCTACGGCTAGGCCGTGAGCAGCGCTAGTTGTCAGGGTAGCCACGTTGGAAGTCAGAGCCTTGTTTGTGACAGTTGCAGAGATGGTTGGATATATCTTGTCAATGTCAAAACCATCAAGCATTAGACAGCCAAGGAACTCGTTATAGGTAGATGAGCCAGTATTAGTCAACTGCTCCCATTGGATAGAGCGCAGGAACTGTTGTGGTCTAAGGTTAGTATTGAGAGTTGCAGTTGTGTAGTGAGTAGCATCAACATCAAGGATGAGTGATACCTGACCCTTAGTCCAAACATCTAGACCTTTGGATTCTGTGTACTGGAATCGCAGTGACTCATCTTGAGCAGGCTCAAAGTACTTGATACCTTGACCTAGATGGAAAGACGACTGAGATCTAAACCACCAGCCAGTTAGCGATTGCTCGCCTGCTTCTCTGGTCTGGTCATACTGTTGTTTACGATACTGCGCCGTGACACGGCGATAGGGTGAATCATCACTGGCAGCCAGAAAGAATGGCAGCCCATTGATGGCTATATCGTAGGCAACTCCTGTGGCTTGATAGTTAGTCGAGCCAGCGGGATTGGATAGGACATACGGAATGCCCTCGGTAATGTCGTCACCATATGGTGCCAAGACTTACTCCTTACTTAGAATCCGAATGCTTTGATTTCTTCTTCAGTCAAACCGATTGATGACAGTTTGAGTTTCCCGCTTTCTCTAGCAGCATCTAGTGCTGCCTTATCTGCATCGCGCTTTGCTTGCTCTTCGGCAGCAGCGGCTGCTTGCTGATCGCGTTCTGCAATCTCAGCAGGGGTAAGGGCAATGTATTCTTGCTTGCCTGTGGTGCAATCAACTACGAGTTTATACTGCGTCATTTACGAACGCCTCCCAATCTAGTTTCTCTTCATTCCAGAAATACACCAAGCCATCTTCAGGCTTTGGTGTTGGTGCTTGCCAGTCGTGGTTAGCATCTAGGCTCCACGATGGGAAGGGTTGTGGTGCAATAAAGACATCGGCAGCAGCGTCATACTTGAAGCCAATGCCAGCATATTGCTTGCGGATATTGTGGTTGTAGGATGTCTGAATCCAGGTTCCACCTAGTCCTAAATCGTTAGCCAAGTAATCTTGACCACGATGTTCTTGTTGGTCAGGTACGACAAGTACCTGCTTGACGATACCGTCATTGTCTATCTCTGCGAAGTGTGCCATTGTTTTCCTTTACTTTGCGTACCGAACTATTACAATTCCAGAACCACCACTTTGGTTTTGACCACGAGCGCCACCAGCGCCGCCGCCAGTGTTAGCAGTTCCATTAGTACCAGCGCCAGTTGAAGCAGAACCACCGTAACCTGCACCGCCACCACCGTTACCACCAGCACCGCCATTAGTACCACCCCAACCTCCACCGCCACCTGCGTAATAGGTAGCAATTCCTGAGATAGAGGTTTGAACACCTGCGCCACCAGCGCCGCCAGTGCCAGTAGATGCAGAACCTGCTGCGGCACCTGCACCACCACCACCACCTGCAGCGCCAGATGAAGTTGGAGCGCCTACGCGGAAACCTTTTGTTCCAGCATAACCTTGATTAGTAGTACCAGCACCGCCAGCATTATCGGGTGCGTCAGCGTCCCAACCAGCACCTCCGCCAGAACCTCCTGAAGCACCATTTCCTTCGTAATCATTTCCATAACCACCACCTGTGGATGTAATGGTTGAAAATACTGAATTTGAACCATTTGCTGCTCCAGTACCACCAGCACCAATAGTGACTGTATAGTTAGTAGAAGCGGTAAGCGATAGTGCTGACTCTAAAGAACCACCACCACCTGTTGCACCAACAGTGCATCGAAGTCCACCCGCACCACCACCTGAAGCATCTCTATAACTTCCACCACCACCTGCGACTACAAGATAGTCAGCAGTGATATTGCTTGTCGGCGTAAATGTTCCTGAAGCAAGGAAGGTGTGATAGTAGTAGTTAGCATCAGAGGTAATGATTCCACCAGTAGCCTTTGCACCATAGGCAGATGAGGTAACGCCATACAAGGTGGCTGTGGAGTGTTGGACGAATGAACCAGCATTAGGTGTCAATGTAATTGATGTAATTGCTGCGCTGTTAGACCAAAGACCACCTGCTGTATATGCGTATGCAGTAGTGGCATTATTTTCAGTTACAGCATCTACGCTATAAGCCTTGTTATTGCTAGAAGTATAGTTAGAAATATACATTTCTATGTTTGCAAAGGTACTGGCAGTAGCAGTAGAACCTGGTTGTGAACCAGCGTAACGTGCTTGAGTAAATGATGATGCAGAACCACCATCACCATACAAAATAATTCCAGAAAAATTACTTGTTGAACCATTGAAACTAAAATAGACGCTATCTGCTAATGATGCTTGAGTAGTTCTACCTGATAGAACAATTTTCAAATCAGTATAAGTCTGTGGAATAGAGGTAAATGAAATCGTAGCCGCACCGCCGCTGCCGACAGTGACGGTTTGGATTGCTACCATATTTGGATTAGTTGGCATTTAGATCTCCCCTTTATACCGCGTACCGCAAAATAATAATTCCTGAGCCGCCTTGACCGCCTGCAACAGCGCCACCGCCACCACCACCAGAGCCAGTATTAGCAGCACCAGCAGTTGGAGTATTACTTCCTTGAGTACCATTACCACCGATACTAGAACCACCTGTTCCAGCAGTACCAGAGCCGTAGATACCTCCACCGCCACCGCCTGCATAAGTTACAGATGAACCAGTAATAGATGTTGCAACACCTGCACCACCGCTACCAGCAGTACTGCTTGATCCATTTCCACCAACTGCACCTGCACCACCGCCACCGCCGCTAGGATAAGGAGATGCGTTGCTATAAGAACCACCAGCGTAACCTTGGTTTGCAGTACCAGTACCACCAGTCAAACTGCCAGTACCTGTAGATGGAGCACCACCACCAGAACCACCGTTGCCACCGCTTGTATTAGCAGAACCACCGCCACCACCGCCAGTGGATGTGATTGTAGAAAAGACTGAATCGGAACCAGGATAGACAGTTCCGCTATTGACAGATGCACCGCCTGCACCAACGGTTACTGTGTATGCCTGCGCTGTGAGTGATAACGCAGATTCAAGAGATCCGCCACCGCCTGTTGCAGTAACTGTGCAGCGCATACCGCCTGCACCACCTCCACCACCCTGATAACCACCAGCACCGCCACCAGCAACTACTAAGTAATCAGCAGTAAGGGCTTGCAAAGGAGTGAATGTGCCTGAGGATCTAAATATGTGATACCAGTATGTGCCATCTGAATAAACGTTATCTCCGCCAATGGCCTTGCCTGTATTGATATTGGCAGTTGATACGCCATAGAGGTTGAAGGTTGAGCCAGTATCAAAGTTTCCAGATGAAGGGGTTATTACAAAAGAAGTAACTGCGGATGTTGAACGCCAAAGATTTACATAAGCATCAACAATTCTATCTGGGTTGTTTGGCCTACCTAACATTGTTTTGTATGTAGTAGTATTTGAATAATTTTGTATATTCAAAATCATCGGTGAGTAAGCGGTATAACCGCTACCTGCCATATTACCAATTCGTAAAACTGTCTGAGATGTTCCTCTTTGAGAACCAGCCGTTGAACCTGTTCCATAAATACGAGTCCAAGAATAATTACTTCCAGTATCTGAATTGAATTGTCCTTGCACATCAATATCATTAGATGCTGTAGTACCGCGAACAGAAAGAACTACAACCAAATCAGTATATGTCTGTGGAATGCCACTGAAGGTGACAGAGGATTGTGCGCTAGAAAGAGTAACGCTTGCTATTGGGCTATAGGTACTCACTATGCGTTCACCTTCTTATTGGCGTAATTCATACGCGCTCTTTCTCTATTGCACTCAGCGCATTCACGCTTTCCATTCTTACGAACCATTATATTCTCCTTGACAAAAGGATGTCCCTGATTGCAATGACTACGATTATCAATATTATGAATTCCTGCCATAACATTTTCTCTTTGAGTGATAAGTCTTAGATGTTCTAAGTTTACGCAAGAACGATGCTCACAACTCCACCCACCTTTGCATTCACCCTTGGCTACTGCTTCGGTATGGCATATATGATCAACAACCATACCTTTAGGAATTGGCCCGTTGGCTTGAATCCAAACTAACTTATGGGCCATCATATGGCGCTTGTTTATATTTGCCTGACCGTAGCCATTGTTACGAATATACAAATGCCACTTTATGCAGTTAGGCATTTTTCACCCCGTATAATGCGAATTGGCTGTACTGTGCAAAAGAATTTGTTCTTGGTAGAATTTTCAAAGAAGTTATTGCAGATGTGCTATTCCATAAATTAGAGTTCAAAGCAACATAGCCCGAGCCGTTTTTATCCCATCCCGATAATGTTCTAAATGTTTTATTTTTATTGGTATTTGCATAATCTAAAATATCCATAACGAATACACCAAAAGCACTAGCGGTACTATCTGCTGAACCAAAAGCAAACCAGTTGGTCTGTGTTGAAGTGTCGGCTTCGGCAGTAGCACTAGAACCGTCACCCAATAAAGTATGTCGACTGACAATGTTGGTTGTTGCTCCATTTACTTCAAATTTTAGCCATTCATTACCAGTTCCAGCAGTTGTTTTATTGAGTCCCCTAATCTGTAAATGACTATAGGTAGCAGGAATGTTTGTAAAAGTAACTGACGAAGCACCAGCGGCACCAACGGTTACTACCTGCAATGGGAACATTGCGCCAGTGTCGGCGGCTGCTACTGCCTTAGATGAGGCCCAGATACCAAGGATCGGTGACATTAGGCGATATCTCCTACTGCATACCAAGAATCGGTATCGCGCTTGATAAGGGTCAAAGCAGAATACTGTGCTCGGCATTTAGGAGTAGCAGCGGTAGCGCCAGTAGAAACTACTGTTACACCCGATGCTCCTTGAACAGTGACCTGCCCTGCTCCGATTTGGATAAGGTTGAGTTGAGTTCCAGTTGGAAATGCTGTTGTTGAGTTCAACGGAATTGTGTAGGTCTGAGCAGAAGCATTGCTTGCTGTAACCAACTTGTTGTCAGCATCTGCTAGGACGAATGTATATGTGGTACCAGTCTGAGCATTGAACGCTAACGCTGCGCTCGCTGATGTGGTTCCACCGATGAGGGCTACGCTCATTAGTTTGCCTCGCTTCCAAATGCACTAAATGATGATGTGCCAGTTGTCGAATAGACTGTAATAACATCTGTATTGGCAAGGGTTAGTCCACCTTGTAGCGATAAGAATGAACCGCTTGGGACCTGTATGCCATATGCGATGTAGTGCTGGTTAGCCAAGGTTGCTCCTGCTGGACGCACTGCAATACGGATTGTATCGGCTGCTCCTCCAGTATTGGCTATCTGCAAGGTAGAGACAATCACAGCATTGCTTGCTGTATACAGCGTTGTTGCTGTAGCAGCAGTTGGTGCTGATTGTGCTAAGACTTTATATGTAGGCATTAGGCAATATCTCCAATCACAGTCCAGGAATCTGTACCAGTCTTGATAATGCTCGCTGCAGAGTATTGCGCTCTAGTCTTAGGAGTTGTAGCAGTTGCTCCTGTTGATGTGATAGTCACACCAGTATCTCCGACTATCGTTACCTGCCCTGCGCCAATCTGTTGAATGTTGATGATTGCTCCCGTTGCGTATGCAACAGAGGCATTGGTAGGCACAGTTGCTGTTATGGCTGAAGCATTGCTCAAGGTAACCAACTTGCCATTATCGGCAAGAACAAAGGTGTATGTAGTTCCAGTCTGTGCATTCAGAGTAACATTCTGTTTAGCATCTGTAATTGTAGGACTGGTCAAAGTCTTGTTAGTGAGCGTATCTGTAGTTGCTCTACCAACGAGTGTATCTGTAGCAGCAGGTAGTGTTAGCGTAGTTGTTCCTGCTACCGCTGTTGCCTGTACTGTGGTGCTACCAGAGGTAGAACCAGCAAAGCCTAGGCTTGTTACAGGTGAGATAGATGCCTTGAAAGCATTGAGATCATCTGAGGTAAGTACGTGCTTTACTGTTGCACCTGCTGAGTGTTGCACTCCAGATGTTCCAGCACGTGCTCTAGTGATTGTAAAAGTATCGGTAGATGCTGCTGTGATAAATACAATTTCTTCATTGGTTGTATCTGGGTCAATAGCAACGGTGAACTGGTCAACGTTACCTGCAGCCAGTGTGACTCCACCAAGCAGGGCAGAGCCAGTTCCTGAAGCCACTGTCATTGTTGTGGCGCTAGACGATATTGTTGAGGCTAGTGTCGTCTCAACGCTAATCGACGAGTATTGTCTGGTCATTAGCCTTCCTTACTTGGTGTAGTGGATACGAATTGGATACTTGTCTGCTAACTTCAACGCTTCCTCCTGGAGTCGTTGTTGATACAGAGCAAAGACATAACGAGAAGCAGAAGCACCAGAGTTGTATGGGTTCTTGGTGTCATTGAGGTCAGCCTCAGCACTGGTGAGATTGATACGACCAGTGTCAACAAAGGATAGAAGTTTGTAGCAGGCACCTAGAATAGTTACATCAACTGTGCTACCTGGCAAGCCTGTGACATCTTCATAGTCATCTGTGCTGTTATCTAGAGTGTTAGGTGTAGTTGTGTAATAGACCTGAACAGTACGTCCTGGCTGGATATTCTCATAGATATTGATGGTGTTAGTTGTATTGAATGTAGCAGCGTTAGCCATCGGGTCTGCTCTCCAGCGATTGACTGGTAGCCATTCTTCAGATGAACCTGTGGTCTGCCACGATACATACAGAATGTTCTCTAGGTCATCTGGCAGAGCATACGTTGTCTGCGCTGCATTGAATGTAAATGTAGTTGATGCTACTGACCATAATTTAGGATAGTAACTGTTGATAGTATCGTTGATAGCCTTCTTGATACTGATACGTGGAAAGGTCGGGGCTAGTGTTACTTGAGCATACTGTGAGTGTGGTGCTGCTGTGGTTCCTTGGAACCCACGACCAATCGGGTTAGTCGGAGCACCCATAACATTGAGAGTGTTGTTTGTCTTGTTGAAGGAATCAATCCAAATCAACTCATCATCAATTTCAATCAAACCTTTAGCAAGGTTATCTCCTGAACCAACCTGAATCGACAAACTAGAAGTCGTCAGACCAGCCGAGTTATTTACATAAGTGATGCGATCTTGACGAAGAGAATAACCCTGTAGGTTAGTTCTCACCTCGTCTATCATCTCCGACAGTGTTGGCATTGTTTCCTTCCGTATACCAGCCATCCCCCCACAGCGTCTCTAGTCTGCGGAAGTAGTACTCATATTTCTTTGCAATGACATCTACGGAGTAAAGCGATATTGCTCGCTGCCGTATTGCATTGCGGTCTAGATTCTTGACGTTCTGTGTAGCCAAGATAAACTCTTCAACATTGCGACATCTAAAACCTGTCACACCTTCAACAACAGTTTCTGTAAATGCACCCCAGTCTGTTGTAATTACTGGAGTTCCACAAGCCTGTGACTCAATGTTCACATTGCCAAATGGTTCTAGGTATAAAGTTGGAACAAATGTTGCGATTGCTCCACCCATAAGTTCAGCGCGTTTCTCAGGTCCCACTGGTCCGATATATTCACCATAACTTGGGATATGATCACCAGGACCAGCAAGAATCAACCTTGCTCCGATTGTCTTACAGATATGCGCTGCAATATCTACACCTTTGCGAGCAATCATTCTGCCCACATACAGGTAGTAATCTCCATCGCCTTTACCTAGCGGGAACATATCTGGGTCTAAGTAACCAGGAATTACCGCATCAAAGAATGAACCATCTACTGTCGCTGCATCTTTATGCTGAGCGTAGACTGAGTGCATCCAAGCATAAGACTCAAATACTTTGTAGTTAGAAAATACTCCAGAGTATCCAACACCAAACTCAACTGTCATCATATTTGGAAATGCCAGTGCGATTGGCTGATGGCTTCCACCAGCAATGACGCAGATAAAGTCTTTCTGTTCTGCTCGCTTGCGTATTTCCTTGATAGCGTTCTTGTTGAACTTTTCCCAGTGAGGTAGTCTGTAGTTGAATGGAGCCTCTACATACGGTCTATTACCTACAACGATTCGTCGTTGTGTTTCAGTAATACAAGGGATAAGTTCATCTACGTCGGCTTCATTCTCTTCGCCTGCGTAGAGATAGACTGTATGGCCTAAGCCCTTCATCATATTGCAGAACCTGCGTACCTTTTCAGTGTACGCACAGCCTGCAAAATCTTTAGTTGTTTGTGTATGCGGTAAGGAAACTACGTGGAATCTCATAGAGAGATTATCACATACCGCCTAGCATTAGTATGTCTGGCAACGCCGTTGCATTAGATCCGCTAGGACCTGTTGGTCCTGTTGCACCTGTTGGTCCAGTAGCACCTACTGGTCCTGTGGCTCCAGTGGCTCCTTCAGGACCTGTGGCTCCTGTTGCTCCCACAGGGCCTGTAGGTCCCGTAGGTCCTGTCGGTCCTTCAGCACCAGCAGGGCCTGTCGCTCCTGTAGCACCAACGGGACCAGTAGCGCCAGTAGCACCAGCGGGGCCAGTGGCACCAGTAGGTCCAATATCACCTGTTACTCCTTGTGGTCCAGTAGGTCCAGTCGCTCCGACTGGTCCTGTTGCTCCTGCAGGACCCGTAGGTCCTGTAGCACCTTCAATACCTTGTGGGCCTGTAGCCCCTGTAGCGCCCGTAGCGCCAGCAGGACCTGTTGGTCCGACATCTCCAGTCACTCCTTGCGGTCCAGTGGCTCCTACGGGGCCTGTAGCCCCTACAGGGCCTGTTGCACCGATAGGTCCAGTAGGACCAGTTGCTCCTTCAGGGCCAGTAGCGCCTACGGGACCAGTTGGTCCAGTCGCTCCCGTGTCTCCTGTAACACCTTGAGGTCCTGTTGGACCTGTTGCTCCCGTAGAACCCGTTGGGCCTGTAGCACCTGTGGGTCCTGTGGCACCTGTATCTCCCGTCGGGCCTGTAGACCCAGTAGGGCCAGTACTTCCTGTAGCACCTGTAACTCCTGTTGCTCCTGTAGAACCAGTGGCACCAGTTGCCCCTGTTGCTCCAGTTGCACCAGTGTTACCGATTGGTCCTGTGGGACCAGTAGGACCTGTTGGTCCTTGACCACCTTGTGGTCCTTGATCCGCTGAAAACTCTACCGCAACTTGTGGAGTGATTGACTCAATTACGATAATAGTGCTCACGTAGTCACCGCTCCCGTCACGATAAACTTACCTTCTAAAATTCTTGTTATCTCTGAACCAGAGTCTAAAACTAAATCATAGGCATAGCGGCTTGCCGCAATATCACCTGTAGTAGTTGCATCAATGGTGACGGTAACGCGTCCATTGAGAGCGTCAAATACCATACGACCATTGGCAGTAGATGCAACGACAGTAGTTGTAGATGCGCCAACGAATGGGCGTACTGTCATTGTCCCTGTATATCCTGTCAGGTTCCAAGGAGTTGCAGTTCCATTGATGTTGTTCTGCACTTGGAACTGGAAGTTGAATGTGGTTGCCTGGTCGCAGACCAGATTATATTTCGCACTCATCAGGAAGAGATTCCTCTGAGAGCCTGCGCTGCAGCCAGTCCAGAAGTAGTAGCGATGTAGTTACATACGCCAGTAAAATCCAACCACTTACTTTTATCAGTAATCCCAGCAATTTGATTCAACACTCCTACCGTATCTGTAGTAGTAATAGTGACAGTACGAGCAGCAGCCCATTGCTGAGCAGCCAATGCCATATCAACCATCTCGCTCATCAAGCGATAGGTTCCGCCATTTGCTAGGCGGTTCAACTCATCGTTGAGAGTTGTGCCGTAAACTCCTAGTGCCACTATCTACTCCTTACTTCTTCTTTTTTGCTACTGCTGCGTTATCCACCAAATTAGGATAGGGACGACCTGCTGCCTTTGCTCGCTTCTTAGCGGCAGTCTTCTGAGCAGGTGTTAGTTTCTTAGATGTCTTCTTTGGGTTCTTTGTATCCCAGAATGCTTTCTTCTTCACCACTTCACCTTATCTGCCCAATACGCTGCAGACATCTTGCCTTTAGCAATGTTCTTAGCGTGACGGGCTTTGAATGACTTTTGTCTAGCGGTAGGTTGTCTATCGCCAGTTACTCCTTGTTGTCCGAATCGGATTGTCTTGACTTGTTCTCCGACTTTGGCGACAACGACGTGGCTCTTAGTTGGGTGAGAAGGCGTACGCTTGGGTTTGTTGAAGCCCGCAACGCCAGCACGTGCCAAACGCGGATCACTTTTTTTCTTTGCCATATTCTCCGTACTTTCCGAGGACGGCTCGGACGGTGCCGTTCTTATTGAGTCTAACTATCAAACCATTCTTGATTTGGACTGAGTTGAAGCCTCTGTGCATCTTGTACTTACCAGATGACATTACTTATCCAAGTATCTTCCTGGGTTTTTGTTCTTGGACTTTAGTGGCTTGCCTTTCATAATGGCAGCGTCAAGTGCATTCATCTTCTTTTTCTTAGACATACCAGCCTCGCTTAGAGCGATGGCTACTGCCTGCTTCTTAGACTTGACTACTGGTCCTTTTTTGCCTGAGTGAAGTTCGCCCTTCTTGAACTCGCGCATTACTTTAGCAACCTTCTTGGCAGGGGCTTTCTTTTTCATTACTTGCCCTGCTTTGGTGCTGGCTTACCCATTGCACCTGACATCAACTTGTCGTAGGTCATAAAAGGCTTATCGTTTGTATCGGAAGGCCAAGGTAGGAAGTCTTCTTCCATCTCGTATTGTGCTGGATCGTTGGCTGGCATTGTTACTCCTTGAAGGTAAGTTTGGTTCCATCGAAGGCTTTGCCAGCCTCGTTGGAAAGTTTTACTGCTGCGTCTATATCTTTTTGCTTTGTACTGCGTGGTTCAATTCCTTGACGTGTTGCGTCATAGTAGGAATTGACTTCTTTATCCCACTTCTTTTCTTTGTCTTTATCCCAGTGTTGCCTGGTAGGGAAGCACCCTGCAAAACCGAAATTGGCTGACTGTAGGCAGTCAGAATATGAATCGTGATCTTGTGTCTTGCAACCTGAACGGCAGTTTGGATTTGTCATATTTGAGTTACGTAATCTCCGTATCCTGCATCAATGAATATCTGTGCTTGTGAATCACTAATGGTACTTGTGGTACCACCGAGATAATATGAATCAGCAGCAGCCAGAGTGTCTTGACTTGGAGTCTGCTCTACCGTAACGGTTGTGCCATTGACAATGAATGTATAACCACGTGGGATATCTGTCAGGAATGGATTAGTTGTACCTGTGATTGAACCACCAGTAATTGGCTTACCAGCAAGACGAGAGTACTTATCGTGGACATCAAATGTCGCACCCCAAGTTTCCCAACGCCACGGTGTTGTCAATGTGTAAGGCATAACTTCCTTTCATAATTGATTCACCACCAAGCAGGGTTGCCCCTGCTTGATAGACAATCAACTAGTTGATAGTTGTTGCAGTCTCGATGCGGTATAGAGCCGCTTCGCGGAGGCGGTTCCAGCCACCGAAGAGGTACCAGCCGATGGTACGGAAACGACGTAGAGCGTCGATTTCTGGACCGATGACAACTGAAGTATCTTGTGCAAGAGCCTCAGCAAGTGCTTCACGACCAGCGACAACTGCCTTGTAAACAACGACAGAAGAAGCATTGGTTTCAGATGGGACACGTGGTGTCTCAACGATGTAAGCACCTTCGAGTGCTCCGACTGCACCAGCGACGAACGGTGTGCGCTCGACGTACTTGGTGAGTTCCTGGAATCCACCAGTTCCCGCTTCAGCGCGGAGATCCGCAGACTGACGTGGGTGGAGGTAAGCAGCATAGAGTTCGCCAATGCGAGGTACTGCTTTGTTGGTGCGGAGTTGAACAACAGCCTTACGGATAAGAGCAGTTGTCATTGTTCCAGATGCTGTAACAGATGCTGTACCTGATGCAGTTCCGCCGTAGAGGGCGTTTGATCCACCAGTAAGAACAGACGATACAACTGTGTCGATTGAATCGGCAGCGTTGTAAGCAATGATGTCAGCGAGTGCTGAATCAACGTCGTTGAAAGAAGTGAGGTTCAACTTCTTGGTGGTTGTTACGGCTGAGCCGTATTCATTGAGGGTAACAGTAACCTGTGATGGGTTACCAAGAGCGATTGAGGAAACATCAGAAGTTTCTGTCAAAGTACCAGTCGCTGTTGCGAGATCTGAGTAGATGGAGAATACAACTGACGAACCTGGCATTGCTTGCTGTACTGGCTTGACATCAGCCAACGCACGCATCACTGGGATGGAGCGAAGTGCCATACGTACATACTGATCGTATGCTGTTTGGACTAGATTGCTGATTGTCGAAGACGAAGTAAGCGTACCTGTAGGAATTGCCATTTACTTGCCTTTCGGGTTAGGTTCGGAAATTAGAGTCCAGACTGTCTAATGATTTCATCCAACTCTTCACGGCTATTTGCGTTCATCAACTTACGATGAATGTCTGCTTGGAACTCAGGAGTAACTCCCTGTTCTACAGCATTGGTCATCCGTTGATATGCAGCCGCTTGCTTTGGATCTACATTAGGTGTTGCCTGGCTTGACTGGGTATCTACACCGAATACATCGGCATAATCTTCCAGCCATTTAGATACAGACTCTTCAGTTGGGTCTATATCCTGTGGGATAAATGAAGCAATTTTGCTATTTACCCCGCGACTAGCGAGGGCATCTTTGATTGTTCGTTCTCTATTTGCTTTTGCAAGTGACTCATACTGTGCCTTTAGTTCAGCCAGTTCTTTGTCTTTTGCTTTTGTTGCTTTACGCAACTGCTTGACGAGATCTCCACCATCGTTGGTGTCAAAGTCATCATCTTCGTAGTCGTAGTTGGACATAGGTCCTTCTCCCTTTGTTAGTTGGTTTCGTAGACCTCATACAGACTCGGGGGCTTTCTGTATGGCTTCTACTGCTGGTTTTGATATCTCTCTAACGGACCAGTCGTCCCGTTAGCAGGCTTAGAATTGGCCTGCGCGTTCGCGGCCTAGTGCGCCACCAGTAACACCTGTCTGTCCAGAGAACTGTGCAGTCTCTAGTTCAGCAAGTTTGCGGCGCTTTGATGCAGCATCGGCTGCACCTGTTATACCAAATACTTCTTGTTCTGCGATTGCTTGGTTATATGGACCCATACCAGATCTGCGATAAATATCGCCAAGTTTCTTAGTAGGTTCTAAGAATTCTGAAATCTGCGTATATCCTTGACGTGCTCGTTCGCCAGTAACTCCGAATGCTCCGAGTTCTTCTGCTCTTGCACGTGAAGCACTAAGGCCTGCGATAGATGCAGCGCCACCAATTTCAGCGGCAGTTACCTTACGCTTGATATTTTCAATAGCCTTCTCTGGGTCAAGTACGTAAGCCAAGATATCTCCATTAGATATTTCATTGCCGTAGTACTGAGTCAAGGCATCCTTGATTTGTGGAGCAGCGTTGATGACGCGACGTTGTGCAGTCTGAATACGATCTTCTAGTTCTACTGGCGATACATCTCCACCAATAAATTTCTCAAATCCTTCTTGACGACCCATCTCACCACGTGTGTAATAGGTGTCAGGTAATCCATAACGACGCATTACATCTTGGTACTGGTCTTCAAGGCCAATGTATTCTGCCTCAGACAAAGCACGAAGTCCCTTATTGATACGCTGAGCATTAGCAGCAAAGCGTTTCTTATAGGCATCTGTCTCACGTAGTTTGAGAGTGAATTCTGCTGGGTTGATACCAGATTCAATCAGACCTCTCAATGGCGTTACTAACGCTCCAAGGCCATAGGCATCAAATTGCTGGAATAACAAATCATATGCTGACTGACGACCAGCCTTTGCTGCTGCATCTGCTTCGGCTTTAGCCTTAGCAGCATCTGATTGTTTAGTTCCTTTGAACAATAGTACTTTTGTTCCATCATCGTATACTGTATAAACATCACCAGTTACTGGATCGGTTTCAGTTCCTATTGCTTTTTTACCGCCACCGCCTACTTCTTCAGGAGCAGCCTCTCTAGTTTCAGTACCATCAGAATACTTAGTTATCTTTATTCTGTTCTTACCAGTGCCTTCATAGGTAACTGAAGTAACAGTTTTTCCACTAGTTTTAGGAATAATCTTGCCAGTCTTCGGGTCGATATTCGCGCCGATTTCTTTTGCAATTTGGACAGCACTTGCCTTTGCTGCAGTGACAGCATCTGCTGCTTGTTGTTGCAGGAATGCTGCTTCTAACTGAGCAGCACTCTTGCCGAGAGTTGAATTCTTTATTAGGTCTGGATCAATTACGTACCGTGTTGTATCTAAAGTACTTATATTTTTTCCTTGAGCAGATGCTTGAGCCTGTGCTCGCACATTAGCGATACGTTTTGCTTCAATAATGTCTTCTGGCGTTGCCATTATTACCCCTGGAATCCGAAGTCACGAAGTACGCCAAGAACTGAATTGGCAACTTCTTCACGAGCACCTTCTGTATACTGCCAACGACTATCTTTACGTAGCGCTTTCTTGAAATCAAAGATATTCATTTCTCTATCTTGACCAATAGCACCACGTAGGGTTGCGTCATTTAGTTGAATCTCATCTGGATTGAGTTCCAGTATTTGAGACATAACATTCTTGTACGGAGCATAGATTTGCTCTAGGTCATAACCTTGCTGTAATAAATTCTTGACATAATCTGGAGTTCCCTGTGCTGCGATAAGGCGAGCATCTTGGGCAAGACGATTGATGTCTAGTTCTCCAGTAGCAAGTTTCTGTAATACAACATCGTCAAGATTCTGACCTGGCAATACTGATAACTTAGGCAGAATATCCTTGATAGATAAACCATTTGCTTTAGCCACAGCCTGCAGCGCTTGATAATTCTGTAGCGCTTGACCTGTATAACCGCTTGGTTGGATACCCATTCCATTGCCTACAATGCTAGATACCTTGCCAATATATGGAGCAATGAATGAATCTATTGCTACAGTATCGTTCTCTAAGAAACCATCATAGATACGGGCAACAACTTGATTGATAGCATTCTCATCAAGATTTGCACCCATTGCTCTAGCACGTGACTGGACTTGACGCTTGATGGTTGCAGTATCCATAGCGTATTCGGTCTTAGAAGTATCTTGACCGCCAGATTGAAGTTCATTGAACTTAGCGCGAGCAATGATACGAGTACGAATAGGTGCTGAGTTCTGCTGCCACCACGTAGTTAGTTTGGCTTGCGATAAGAACTTTTCATCATCCCAACCTTCATTGACAGCCTTGACAAGAAGTTCTCCTAGTTTAGGAACTGTCTTGAAGATATAGTCAGGTAGGTCATACCAGAATTCTGTTTGACGAAGGATTGATTCAAGATCACGTTGCGACTTTGGTGGAATGTTTGGAGTAGCACCCATAGATGCTTCTTCTCCAGCACGAACTACACCTGGGTCAAAGCCAGGACCTGCAACACTTGTTGCTCCGCCAGTAGGGAACTCAGGCATAGAGCCTTTAGGTTTGTTGCCTGTGGTTTTCTTACCTTTTCCTGCATCAGCCTCATCTTTTGCAGTCTGCTCAGCAGTTTTGGTAGCCTGTAAAGTAACAGAACCAGTAGGGCCAGCAGTGGTAGACTTGGCATCTTGAGGTCTGGTAGCAGTAGGTAGTTTTACTACTTCTGGCTTTTGTGCAATAAGTTTATTGAGATCAGCAATTTCTTGATTGAGGCCTTCTGCAATCTCTCTAATTCTTTGCAACTCAACAGTAGATAGTTTCTTGCCCTTATTATTACCAAGGATTCCTTTACCCGTTGCCAATTCTCTGATGTAAATATCATAGAATTCTTTCTTAGACTTTACATCTTTCTTTGCTTGCTTCTGACGCTCTGCTAAATCAGCGTTACGCTTTCTAATTGCGGAAAGAATCTTTTCGTTGGAAGCAGCAGTTTCGGCTTGGGTGCCTTGATTCTTGGCTCTGTCAATATCGGTCTGAACGCTCATTAGTCAGCACCCAACGCTCTCATAAATGTCTCGTAAAAACCAAGCACTTTGTTAGCCTTTGCCTCGTCTGTTCCTGAAACTTGATCTATCAAATACTGTCCAGCATCAAAGCCACCCGTGGTGGTTGTGCTAGTTTTCTTCCCAGCACGTACTGTGGTGGTAACTGTAGGCTTTGCCTTTTGTGCTTCTCTGACTAATTTTGTATAGCGTTTGATTTCTGCTTCATTAGCCTTGCGACCTAATTGGTCTTGAATAACAGCATCAATAATAGTTCTAGCCTTGTCCTTAGTTAGGACAGTTATATTCTCTGATACGTATGTACCGTCTCCGCCATCTCCAGCGCCTGCATCGCCTTCAATAGCAAGTCCTGCAATAAAGTCAAAGCGATTAGGCACATCTATAACAGATGCTAATTCAGCGCGTTTCTTTTCGGCAATAACAAGGGCATCGTAGAAACGATTGTTGAAGTCTCCGCTTACCTTGCCACGATAGATACCAGCATCCTTGAGTTGCTGTGCGATCTTGGCGCGAATAGTAGGAGATGCTTGGCTTAGACCCTTAGCAAACGCTGTAAATGTGTCTTCACCTGCAACAGTGGCATTCTGTTGTTGACCAGCAGTAGCAGAGGCTATAGCCTGCGCTCTTGCTTGGTCAGCAGTCTTTGCTGTTTCTGCCAATTTAGTCTCCTAACAGCGAGGCAAACAATACGTTGTATGCACTCTTTGTGTTTTCGTTGAACTCTGATAATTGACGCATCTTTAGGATTGTTTCATCCTTGAGGTTCTGGGATAAGAATGAACCACCGCTGATTACATCAAGTGACTTACGCTCTGTCTTGTATGTATCATACAAATCAAGCATTTCACGTAAAGCATTCTCTGTAGCAAGCATTACATTAGGCTTAGCCTGAAGCATACGACGTAGATCGTCTATTGCATTGAGGCGTTCAATAGCCTTCTGGCTACCTTGTGCTAGTTCTTCAGCAACTAATGGACGACCTGCAAAGAACAACGTCTTCCAGTCGCTAAAGTCCTTACGTAGTTGGCTACGCTCAAAGTCTGTACCTACCTGAGTCAATGACTCTTCGTAAGCATTCTTCTTAGCGTAGTAAGTCTGTAGATCTGCTGCAGTTTGTACCTCACGAAGGTAATCTGTGACGCGCTTGTTGCGCTTTAGACCCATATCACTCATAGTCTTGTACGCATCCCACGAAAATCCAGCCTTATGTGGAATCAAGAATGCTGCACCTTGTGGGAACTGTGCAAACAAATCCTTGTTCTGGTCTACGAATGCACCTGATTCTTCAGCATAACGGAAGTATGCAACTGTAGAACGTTCTGATTCTGGTACTGTGAATGGAATCTGGTCTGGATATAGTTCAACCCACTTAGCCATTGCAGCGTCATAGTCGCCTGGATACTGGTCAAGTAGTTTGTTCCAGAGTTGCTTGAAGTTAGCGCGTCCATTGTCACGTACCCACTCAGCCATATCGCTCTTGAGTTGTACTTGTGGTGATGCTGGTGCAAAGAAACCAAATACGAAGCGAGTTCCTAGAATTGCAACCGTTGTGTTCTTGACACGCAGACGATACTCTTCAAGTTCTTGCGCTGATGGTGGAATAAGGTTGTTATTCTCATCATAACGCTTAGGAATACCGTGACCGCCAGCCTCAAGATAGGTAACAGCCTTACGCCAAGCGCTGGCATACTGGCTATCGCGCTCATCTTGGTTCATTGCTGCGTATAGACGGTTGATATGTGCTGGCAAGAAGGCAGAAACCATAGGTTGATCTACTGCATACTTACCAAGTGTCAACTGTGTAATCGTATCTGCAGCACCTGGGCTGAAAATACCTACAAGGTTTGATACAACCTTGACTGATACACCAGATAGTGGACCAGCAAATGTAGGTGCTAAAGAATCTGGGTTGAGAGATGGTGTAATCATCTTCAACTGTGCGCCGAACTGTACAGGTAATGGAGTCTTGAACTCTGCTCCTACACCTAAAGCCTGTAGTGCGCCTTGTACTGCACGATATACAGGTTCAATTCCTGGATAAACGAAGTACGGTTCGCCTTGATCGTCCTTTTGAATCCATCCAGAGTGGGTAATACCTTCATAGGTAAGACCTGCCTTGACGATTGCTTCAGGATTGTAGCGAACTGCTCTGTAAACACGGCGATAAAAGTCTTCAGTAGCGCGATAGAAACGAGCAAAGTTACGTGAGGAGAATGCAATCTGTGAACGAACCAGCGGATTGTCTACATACTGTAGAATCTGCGATGTTGCTCGTTCTTCAATAGCCTCAGCCAACTTACTTTTAGCAAGTTTTGTTGCTGCTTCTACCTTCTTAGCATCAGAAGGATCAACATTCTTGAGGAAAGAGTTGATGTAAGCGTCATAGAATCCAGACTTCTTCATCTGTTTGCGAATCTTGACCATCTCATTGATGACTAAAGGTTCACGTGATAGACGTGCGTTAGCCAAACCTAGCCAGGTCCAGCCCTTTGTCATAATAGATGCGGTATAAGAACCAGCATCTGCTACTGGAACAAGGGTAGGTCCAATAATATACTCAGGCAAATCGTCTGGATTTGTTGGCAAATCATCTAACGATAGTTTACCTGAGACAATGTACTGTCCTTTGTTATCATCAAAGGTGCGAATCTTATCAAGCAACTGACTATTGACTACGACATTTCCAGAATCATCAAGTTTGCGCTTGGAAACAATCTCCTTGGCTCGCTTTACAACGAGTTCTGCGTGAGTTCTTTCGTCAATACCTTTTGCCGCTAAACGAGCATCTTTTCTAAACTTTGGATTCTTGACAATCCAATCATAAACTAAATCTACAGCGTTAGCCTGGTCTGCGTTTGCAATAGCGATAGCGCCTAATTCATCGTTTCCAAAGTAGGAAATACGCATTAGCCACGCAATCATTGCGGCTTCGTCTTCAGATCCTAAAGCAATCTTCTTGAATCCACGTTCTCCACGTGCGCGAGCGTAGAGGTTATTAGGAACGTTGATTTCCAAGGCTGACATACGAACGCCTGTAGCCTTCTGGAAATTGACCGTACGAGTAATGTAGTCATTACCAGTTACAAAGTTGAATCCACCTTCAGAAACTACTGATAGGCTGTTATCTATATTGCCGAACTCAATCTGTTCTTTGAGTAACTGTATCTCTTCGTCGTCTATAGAACTAGCACCCAACTTGGCACGTAGTCTATTGACACGACCTTCGTCAAGCGCTCTGGCTAGAATCTGACGTGTTTGATCTACAACACTGCCTTTTGTTGGGTCAATGTTTGCAATTTCTGCAGCGTATTTATCTGCTTCTTTTTTATTGACGATACGCATTACAGAACCTAATGGGTTCTCTGCTCTTTTCTCGCCCTTAGTTAGACCTTTACGTAAACCGATTGCAGTATTGACACGTGTTGAAAGGTAGCGAGATTTAGCCAATCCCCAAGGAGTTGCTTGACCAACAGCCAAGGCAACCATCAAATCTTCTGTGGCGTTACGAATAGCATAACGAGGACCAGCAAGGGTCAAGAATGACCAAGCACCAGTCATCTTATCTACCCAGTCTTTGTTGGCAGTGCCAAGCATTTTCTGGACAATAGTGCTGCGTGCTGCTGCACGATCTATGTCAACAAGGCTAGGTGCAGATACAAAGTTATTGAAGTCTGAAGGTAGTGCTCCAATATCTTCAAACTCATCACCAAAGCGACCTACTTGGAACTTGACATCGCCTTTACCAGTCAAGCGACGGACAATCAACTGTCCTGGCTCTGTGGTATTGAGGCCACGCATATCAGCAATGGTTGACCATAAACCATAAAACATTTCTTTACGCTCACCAACATCATCTACAGATGCAAATGTCTGCTGTAATAGTTGTGAGTCGCGCTTAGTCATAACTAGACGAGCAAGGCGATACATCTGCTCTGGAGCATCTTTTGCTGTGACATCAAATGTGTCATCACGGAAAAGTGGAGCAATAGCAAACTTTGCTTTAGCGCGGTCAATGCGCTTCATAATCATTGCTGTAGAGAAGCGGGCAACTTCTTTAGGATTATCTCCCGCTGCTACATCTGCAACTGTGGTCTTCTTGCCATTGATAATGGTATTTTTGATTCCATCAGTGGTTGTAGCGTTACCAAAATAGGTTGCTTCAACAAACTTAGAACCCATCTTGTCAATATCAAATACTTTGTTGGCTGTAGTAGCAACAGCAATACGAGCCTTACGCTGTGCATTTAGAACTGGCATTACTACGCGCTTGCGCCCTAGTTGGCCCTTCATCATCTTGAGGGCATTATCTGCATTCTCAAAGTAAGCCTGTGCGGTAAGAGCGTTAGTTACTGGTTGGTCTGCCTTGAGAAAATCATCAACAACGGCAGGTCCAAACTCTGGAGCCAAACGTGATAGTTCAGCATTTGCTACACGCATTGCTTCGGCATCGCCTGCTTTTCTAGCAGTGGTGTAACGCTCTAAGGTTGCGCCGTAGTTATCCCAGAAAGCCTTGCCTGTTGGAGATGCAAAGTAGTCTTGTAGTTTTTGACCACCCTTGGCAAAGTTTCCATAGAGCACATCTACAGAATACTTAGAAACTTTGTAAGCATTTGCTACTTTACCACCGATAATAAGTGGGTCTGCAAATACTCGATATGCAGCATCAACAGCACCAGAGACAAGTTTGTATGCAAGTCCTGATCCCTCTAACGCCTTAGGTAGGATTAGGTTTGCTACTTGACGACCTGGAGAGTACTTAGATGCGTTGACTGCATCAATAGTATCTTGGAACAAATCTTGTTCTGCTTGAGTTCCAGCCTTCTTGTATGCAAGTTGCACATACTTGGCTTCTTCTGGAGTAGCAGATGCGGCAATCTTTTCAGGTTCTTCACCTGCTGCAATACGCATTGCGATAGTAACTGCAGTATTGCCAAACTTACGACGAGCATCTTCAATGCGACCAGGGTTGAATACTTTGTCACCCTTGTCATTTGCTTCATCCCACGCATCTGCAAGACCCATACCTTGTGTAGTGCTGATAGCAGCGGTACGGTATAGACG